TGTTCACCAAAGATAGTCTCAAACAGCCCCTGTGCTTGACCGCCTGTGCCAGCAAACCCAAACGCACCACCGATCTGAAACTTCGGATCTTTCTTCGGGTCGAGCAGAGTGCCGATGGCGTTGCCGATGGTTGCGCCAATTTGACCGCCTAGTGGTCCACCGATGGCTGTGCCGATAGCGCCACCAATGGCTGTGCCAATAGCCCCACCGATATTGCCACCAATGGCTTCACCGATGGCGACCATTGCAATCTGCATTTGTGAGTCATCAACTTCAAGGTCGCCCAATGCCTTGCTCAGTGCGTCCTGCAATCCCTCTTGCAAGCCTTGTGAGCCTGCTGTTTTGAGCGCATTGCCTAGTGACTGACCAATGCTTCGTCCATCGCTGATGCTGATGGCGTTGGCAATAATGCTGCCCAGATTGTTTTGAGAACCTGCGCCTTCACCAATCTCCGAAACCGCTTGTTCATATTCCTGACGGAATAGCGCAATCGCAATCATCGCTTCTTGGAATGGCAGACCGTTGTCAAGCGCTTGATATACGCTGGCAACATTGCGATTGAATTGCAACAATGCAACTGCACTCTTGCCGCTTAACTCGGCAGCCAAGTCCTCTATCTTTTGACGGAAGTTGTCAATGTGATCTTTTTTCAGTTCGTCATTTAGTTCTTTGGTTCGTTTTTTTGCTTTTTCTGCTGGGTCTTCGTAATTGTCTAACTCGTCCTTGAGTTCTTTGACTCTTTTGAGAGATTCCTCAACAACTGCTTCAAGCCTTGCAATCTCTAAGTTGATTGCCTCTGTTTCGCTTTTTGCTTGCTGAGTTCTTACAGTGTAATCACGCAGAAGTTCGTTTGCACCTCGTTCCTGCGACAATACTCTGAGTCGTGATTGCAGTGCATTGATCTCTCTTTTTGCTTCAACTGCCTGATCTGCAAATGAAAGCAAATCTTTTTGGATCTGTTGCTCATTGGCAAACCTGCGTGATTCATATCGCAAGTCACGCATGGCTTTTTCATAATCAAGAACACTGGCGGTCGCATCATCTGATGCAATCATGAATGTGCCAATGGCGGCAGCCGCTATACCCAGCGGACCCATCATCCCTCGGATAGCAATGCCTAGACCACGAAAAGCACCACTGGCTGCGGTCGCTGTGGTCGCCATGCCTGCTAGTGCCATGCTTGCTTGTGCCGCCTTAAAACTTGCAACACCTAGTGCATAAGTAGCAACAGTCAACTGACCCAACATGCGAACACCAATGATAGTGCCGACCACTGTGGCAGTCTTGCCAAGATCATCCAACAACTCACGCAGTCTGGCTGTACCTTCCTCGGTGTTTAGGAACTCCACGAAGTCAGCCATCGGACCAATCAGGTCATCAAAGATCTGCACCTTGAGTGCTGTGAACTGACGACTGAGCAGGTTGAGGTTGTCATTGAATCTGGCAAAGTCAGCTGCCATCTGACCTGAGATGAGCGCACCTGATCTCTCAAGCGCATCACCCCATTCCTCAGCCGATGCTGTGCCTTGTGCAAAGAACGCCAGCAACTCCTTACCAGCACGACCAAAGATCTCCTGCGCACTGGCTGACCTGACGGTTGCGTTCTCGACTTTTGACAGAGCGTCAGCGATCATCAAGAACTGACCCTCTGCGTCTAGTTTGAACAACTCGCTGGTGCTCACACCAATGCGCTCAAGTGACCTGGTGTATGTGGTCAGACCGTCCCTCGCACCTTGCAGGTTTCTCTGCATGGTCTGGAGACCTTTCGCCAAGACCTCCATCGTAGTGCCTGACTGCTCGGCAGCAAAGCCCAGACGCTGCAAAGCCTCAACCGTAGCGCCAGTGCCTTGCGACAACTTGTCCAGACGGTCAGCCTGTTGTGCAAGCTGTTGGAACTCACGCACCACCAGACCGAGAGACACGCCAGCAAGTGCAGCAAACTGCATGCCCAGACGCTTAATGCTGGCTCTCGCCCTGTCTGCATCTCTTTCGGCACGATTCAGGTCACGCCTGACGCTTTGCATAGATCTCGCAGTGACACGCTGGGCACGACCCATGTCACTCTCGAACCCTGCGAGATTCGCAACCATGTCAATAGTCAGGCGACCTAGTGATGCCATCTACAATACCTCATCAATTCTGCGTTCCAAGTCAGTCTCCGCATCGAGTTTGCGGTACGGAATCAAGTGTTCAATGTTGACTTTGGCTTTCTTGCCGCCTGCCATTGACCTGATGTCTGCACGCAACAACGCACCCAGCAGGTGGATTGTGTGCTCATCATCAAATGGTCGTTGGCGATACACCTCGCACCAATAGACAAACTCTCGGTGCGACATGCGCTGCTTTAGTTCTTCAATCGGACAACCAAAGCGGAGAGCGAGTGCTTGCCACACTCGCTCCTCTGCCCGATTTATGCGTTTCCCAGATCGTCATCCACCTTCAAGCTGTTGACGGTTTCGATCTGACGCTTGATGCGATCAGCCAATGCCGCCTTCAGTTCTCCAGCTTCAGCTTTGGTCACCCACTGAATCAACTCATGGGATTCGCCATCGTCATCAACGAACTCAACGACTGTGCGCTTGCTGTCTGGGTTGTCTGATTTCTCAATGTAGACACACTGAGAGATGAAGGCATCAGTCATCTCACGATATTTGTTGAGATCAAGCTGACCGTCTTTGCCAAAGTAATCCGTCACCTGACGATGCTCTTTGGCTGACAGAATCTTGCACCAGAACCACAGCTCCTTGCCTTTCCAAGTGACTGACACAGGCTGGAACTCTGATGTTGTTTGAAGTTGTGCTAGTGATTGCATTTCCGTTTCTCCGTTATAAGTGCCCAGAGAACAGGCAGTGGCACGGATGAACACCACTGTTGATCCTGAACTCTGGGCGGAACATCAAAGGTTATCCGTTAGGTTTTCTTGAAGCGAGTCACAACGCCTGAACGCTGGATCACCAACTGAGTGCGGATGATGTCGTTGTCAGCGAAAGTGAATGGCACATCTGCAATGTAGCCCACGAATGAACGACCAGAGCGTGTGCTGGCGAACTCAAGGGAGTCGTCAGACGCAGCTGTCGGTGCGCTTGTGCCATTGCTGAAACCGATGGCGAATGATGCTGTGTTGCCTGCATCACGCAATGCTTCCAGTTTGGCGTGGAAGTCGTTGGCATCGTCTTCGGTGTAGTTCAAGTCAACAGTGACCTGACCTGGAGTGCCACGACCTGCAACGAATGTGTCATCAATGTCGTCAAAGCATGAAGTGTCAATCTGTGATCTTGCGCCACCGAGTCCATCGATGTTGGTGACACAGCCCAGTTTGATCACGCCATCTGTGCTGTTCTCAGGGTCGTAGAAATAAAACTCAGTGCCCTGCGTTTTCAAATAACTGCTCATACTTACTTCTCCTCAAGGTTTTGGAGGCGATACGCCTATCTATCGAATGCCCAGAATTGGGCGGTTATCTTGCAGTCCAGAAATTGAACTGCAAAATCCATCGGTGCAAGTTTTCAGGTTCTTCCTTGCCCATGTCTAACTTCAGCACCATGTGTCCAAGTGGCTCCAGAGCGTCTCTGATCGCCTCACACAGGTTCAAGCAGTCAAGTGGATTGACTGCATATACATCAAGCTGAACCCTGTCAAAATCGACCACAGGCAGCCTGTCAAGATGATTCTCTGGAACGCTTGATGGCAAAGACCAGACGACATACGGTTGCTTTGTGTTCTGCGGAGCAGTGCCGAACAGGTAGCATCTGGTTGGATTCGTGCCAATGTATTGCGTGACATTGCTGTCAGCTTTCAGTGTCGTGAAAATTGGTGGCAGGTTCATTTCTTCGCCTTATTGATTCGCTTCACATTCTTCTCAAGTTGCGCTCTCATCTCTTTCACAAACGCTTCGATTGCGTCCTGCTTTTTGCTGTCAAACGCTGGTGAAAGAAATTGTCTGCGTGGCATCTTCTTTGTGCCGAACTCAACAAAGTGCCAATACCAAGCGTTGTCTGGTGCGTCTGGATCTTTCTTTCTGCTAGACAGAACAAACAGCTCCTGACCATCGCTGAACCCTGACGGTATGTCATCAGCAGGTAGTGGTCTGGTTTTGATTGCATCACGCAGCCTGCCTTCATCCACAGGTGCGTTTGCCTTTGCTTGGTCAACGATTGGTGTTAGCCCCTTGCGTAAACTGGCACGCAGCGGGTCGCCTTTGAGTTCGTCTTTGATTTGTTCCATTGCGTTGAGGATTTCTTGGAGACCCTCAACTTTCATCGCCATCCCTTCTGACACCTTCGCTCACCATCAACTCTTGATGTCGCTTGAATGTCGGATCATCTAGTACAGCTTGCACATCGTAGACTCTGGTTTGGAACTTGACACGATCTGTCGGCAAGACATTCAGTCCAGCACGCACCATGATCTTGGCTCTGATCTCTGCTCGCATCTGCTCGGCAGACAGGAACTCACGACCGCTGAGTGGCTCAACAGACGCAGGCACATTGATGTGCTTGTCCTTGTAGGTCTCAATGGCAGCACCAGTTGTCGGGTCTTGCGTGATGACACGCTCTTGGATGGTGACTTG